ACGCGAGAACGCTGCGCTACGGGAGGTGTTCGCGAAAGCCGAGCTACTTTCGGATCCGGCGGTCGCTGAAGGAGATTACGAGTACGTTGAATTTTGTGGTTACTTCCGCCCCAACGAAATCATTGTCGTCATGGACCGCGCCGCCTTGGACGCCGCACGCGCAAAGGAGGGCCAGCCATGAGTAGCCTTCCCATCGCTCAAAAATTTCTCGATGCGTGTAAAGAGTATCGCGTCAAACTTGACCAACTCGAACGCGAGAACGCTGCGCTGCGGGAGGATAAAGAAATCCTCGACTGGATGAATGGGAACATCGAAGCAATCATGTTCAAGTACAAGCCTGACGGCTTCGTCTGGGATGTTCGTGAGATTATGAGAGGCGCAATGAGCAAAAAAACCAAGCCATGAAGCAACTAATCAAACATTTTTTTGGCAAACCCTGTCGCGGGAATCCCAGTAGAGTCACTATTGAGAACGTGGAAAATGGTTTCCTCATTACCGAGTATCGCGTCTCGGTAAATTACACGGCGCAATACGTCGCCCGCGACCTTGGAGAACTGGCCCAAGTCGTTCATCAAATCTACACGGCAGGGGAGGAGGACAAGCCATGACCCTCCTACTTGGATTCGCGGCCATCTGGGTCATCAGCACCACCGTTGAGGCTGTCCTCGACTGGATTGATTAAACAAATGAACTCATACAAACTAATGCAAAGTCTGACTAAGGGAGGAGCATACATCGATCTTCCGGGTCTAGATGCTCAGATTGATCCAGCAAGTTTCCTTTGGTGGAGCAATCAAAAGGATTGGTATGCCGCAGAGTCTCTTAAAATGAGCGAAAGGAATCTTGTGATCTCCTTAATGTCAGTCGCATACAGAGAGGGCAGAGAATCTGGATATCGCGCCAAAGAAAAGGAGCTAGAGAATGTATTGGGATTTCTTCGAAAATAGTAATGCTTAAGCCAGAGAATACACGCTGCGGCGGCACATGGACAGAGGCCCGCTATTGGGGCTTCATCCGCTCTGCCCTGCGGCGTGCCTTCACTCGCTACCCCGTCAACTACCAATGCCGCAATGCGGCTAAAAGACCCTACAAGGGGCCAAACAAACTACAGAAAAACGAATATCAATGCGGCGTGTGCGGGGGCTGGTTCATCCAGAAGAACACCCAAGTGCATCACGTCGTGGAGTGTGGCTCACTCAAGAGCTACTCCGACCTACCCGGCTTTGTTGAACGCTTGTTCTGCGAGGCAAAAGATTTGCAGGTGATATGTAAGCCCTGCCATAAAAACATAACCCATGACCCCAAAAACAGAACAGCATCACGACGCAATAAGGATTGATTGGCTAGAGAAGTATCTCATTGAGGCCAAGTTCATTATTAACGATAGCAACGACCCTGTGTTCAGAACTGTCCATACGGATGAAAGCGAAGAACACTTGATGATTACTGAGGCACCAACGCTTCGCGCAGCAATCGACCGTGCTATCCTGAGCACCCATGCCCAACAATCCTGATGTTGCTGCCGTAGTGGAGGAATACCTCGCCGCGCATCCAACCCTGCCGAGCCGTCAACTGGCTCGCATCATGTACAAGGAGCACTCGCTCCTTTGGTCTGGTTACGACGCCGCCTACTCTGCCATCCGCTATCGCCGTGGAGCCAAGGGCAAGGTGTCCCGTGAAGACCGTGGACTGACGGAACCCACTACGCCTGTGCGCCAAATCCCGGCATCCGTCACCCGTGAGTTCAAGCCGTTCATCATGGATGGAGTGGAGAAGATAGCCATCCTCTCTGACATCCACGTTCCCTATCACACCCCAGAGGCTATTGAGTGCGCGGTGAAGCGTGCGCTGAAGGAAGAGGTAGACGGCATCATCCTCAACGGCGACACCATCGACTGCCACTCCCTGTCCACGTTCGTCCGTGATCCACGCGCCCGCAACTTCAGGCAGGAGCGGGATACGACCAACGAGCTACTGGCCTACCTCCGCGAGCGGTTCCCCGGTGCTCGCATCGTCTGGCGGGACGGTAACCATGAGGACAGGTTCAAGACCTACATGATGACCAAGGCTCCCGAAATCTTCCATCTGGATGAGTTCGCGCTAGAGAGCCTCTTGGCCTTTGACGAGCACGACATTGAGTACGTCACGGACAAGCGCATCATCATGGTGGGTGGGCTGGCTGTGATGCATGGGCATGAGTTCTTCAAGGGCTTCGCGCCCCCGGTGAACCCTGCTCGCGGAGCCTACCTCAAGGCCAAGCAGAGTTGCATGGTGGGCCATCACCATCGCACCTCAGAGCACACGGAAACGGCCCTAGACGGCTCTATAACGACCACTTGGAGCGTGGGGTGCCTATCGGACCTCCACCCTGCCTACTCCCCGTATAACAGCTACAATCACGGCGCAGCCATCATCCACCTAGATGGGGACGAATTTCACGTCCACAACTATCGGATTGTTAATGGCCGCGCCCTGAATTAGTACGGCGGATTGAACAGGTACTTATTGACGGCAGCTTGCTGGTCGTCATTAAGCTCGTCCATCATCGTATTGTAGTCGTTAAACAGGTCTTTGCCGCCCATATTGATGGCCTGCTGAATAATCGCGATGTCTGCGTTGGTCTTCGTGGGAAGCATCAACGCAACACGCGCCTGCGGGAACGCGACAATATTTGCAGGATTGGCCTTCTTGATGAAGTTCATCCCGGCAATTGACTCAAGGGCCATCGAAGTGGCACGGGCAGCAAACAGATTCGGATAGGGAGCAGTAGCCACCAAGTTAGCCGCACGCTGGGTGTTGAGGCCGCGCTTAGACATATCCAAGTTTAACTTGGTGTCATAAGCTACCCAAGCCTCAAGCATATCCATGCGCTTTTGCCCAATAAGGTCGCGCATCGCATCGACACGCTCCTTAGAGCCAAAGACATTCTTAACAATTGAGTCTACGTCGTAACGCTCGCGGTTGCCTTTAACACCAGATGCTACGGCATTACGGGAGTTCTCAAAGATACGCTGGAAGGCCATATCCCCAAGATCAGCCCGCTGTTGAGCAGGCATCTTGTTCAAGAAGCTCTGGATGTAGGTTGGGCGGATTTCGTTGTTGAAAACAACAGCGTCCAACACCTCTTCGGGATTGCGGGCAGAGAACGTATAGTTGCCGTTACGGCTGAGCGATAGCAAAGACTCGGCAAGACCATTGCGACGGCTCTTAGCCAACGACACAGCCTGATCGAAATACTTGTTGGCCTGATCGAGTCCAGCCTGCTGGGCAATGCCAATGGCCTCATCAAACTCATCCATCGTCGGCAGAGATGGACGGGTAAATAGACCGCCAACACGCTGTAGGGCATCTTGACGCTCAGCAAAACGACGGAGGACATTAACTCCGTTTGGCCCACCAAAGAGTTGATCGCGCACGCCTGCATCCTTCATGGAGTCCATGCGGCGAACCAACCCAGCGACGTTGATAACGTCCTGACCAGCAACCTTCTTAGCAGAGTCGCCAATCATGGTGTCCAGCACAACGCGGCGCACTTGATTGAATGTCTTCGGTGGAATAAGCTGCTGGGCAACATCCCAGTCTGTTTTCTTGCCCTGCATCAAAACATCTACGAAGTCGCTAGGGTTGTTGAAATTGCCAGAAACAATATCTGCACCAAACTTATTGGTTTCAGCAAGTTCGGCCAGTTTCCTGTACTCAGAGTTGTACTGGCGCATCAAATTTCCGCCCTTGCCAGTCAGCTTTGAAATAGAGCTATCCATGTCCTGCGACAAAGCTCCATAGAGTTTCTTTGCTGCACCAACATCCAAGCCGGGGAACAAGTCTGCCTTGCCACCGATAAACTCACCAAGACGCGAACGGATATTGCGAACAGCCTGCAACTGTTGGGTGGTTCCAGCAGCCTGTTCAAGATCGGCAACGATGCCTCTAATTGTAGGCGTTGTATCGATTTGAGCCAACTCACCAGTTGCCGGATCAACTCCACGCAGAGGTGTTGATTTTAGATCTGCAATTGCCTTCTTGGTGTTGTTGAGGGAAACAAAAAACTTGCCAGCACCAGATTGCTTGGCGGCAGCATCGATTTCACTAATCGCAGCATCAAACACCTGCTGAAGATTGTTCTTATCATCAATGATGCGCTTAGATGCACCAGCCAAAGACGCTGAAACAATCTCATTTGGCGGCAAAGTAACCTGTGGAGCAGCGGCATCAATAACCTGCATTGCCTGCGCATCAATATTCTGCGAGGCACGTCCCAAAGCCTTTTGAGTGGTAGCGCGGATTTGGCGATCCGCATCAGACACCGCATTGGCAAGGTAATCGCCAACAGCCTTAGCACGCTGAGCAGCAGGGTTGGTGGTGGACTCACGAATCGCCTGACCAAGTTCAGCGGAGTTCACCGGATTAATACCAGCCTGTTGAAGCGTTTTTACAGCCTGACGGCCTTCCGCCTCAATTGCCTTGTACTCCTTAGCAATCGCAGAACGAGCAGCAGCCTTTTCGACCACTTTCCCGGCTACCATGGGAAGCATAACGCCACCAGCAAACTCAGCAGCCAACTGGGGTGCGCGGCGTGCAGCAATTTCAGATGGATCAATATTCTGGTCCGTAGCAAAACGGAACAAGACATCCTGCACAGCACCAGTAAGCTGGGATGCGGCGGCACTAGCACCAGATAGTTTTGCCAGTTTAGCCAAACTTCCAGCGGGGCCGGGAGTCATGGCCAAAGCAGACGTTGCACCAGCAATCAACTGCGGCGTCTGTCCAGCAAGGGCAGCAACATCTCCAGCATCAAGACCAGCGGGATTATCTACTACCCAGCGATCTTTGATGTTAGGACTATCAGGAGATCCGGTCTTAACTAAGTAGCGATTGTCTCCAAGATGAACCCAATTGCCCTGTCCATACTCAATATCGTAGAAACGCTCTACGTCCTTTTGATTTGGGGCAAAGCTCTTGAGTGCGCGGCTTCCAAGGGTAGTAGTTTGCTCGGATGGGGGAACTACGGGCTGCTCAAGCCCAAGTTCAACCTGTAGGTTTCTAGCACGCGCAGCAGCCATCTGCTCGGGCGTTCCAGAAACAATTTCAGGAGCGGCCTGTCGCTCAAGAGCGGCAAGCTCAAGCAGACGCTTTTCATCATCAACAGCACCACGCTTACGAGCGTTGCGTGCCGCTTGAATAAATTCTTCGTAGGTCGGCATTTTAAGAATCAACCGCGATTGCGACGGAAAACCACACCATCAGTTTCTTCATTATACGGAGAGACTGGCTCTCCAGTTTTGGTCCTTTTAACATCACCGCCGCGCAGCTTAAGAAGCGTTTCGCGCAGCTTAACAAGGCGGTCGCGGAGAACCGACTCAGAGAGAGACGGATCAAGTGTAACAATCGTTGAAGAAAGTGCCTGACGTTCGCCTTCGGTAAGGTTACCAAAACCCGTAGATCCAGTTGGAGAAAGAGCCTTTAGTGCTTCAATTTCATCAATAGCAACACCAGCCTTGATGGAGTCAATAAGCGTAGAAAGAGCTGCCGTATCAGATCCTACGGTTCCCAAAGAGAGAGCACGCATAGCTGGGTTAACATATGGGAGACCCTCAAAGGTTCCGCCAGCACCAGCGTTAGAAAGAGCAATTGCTTGATCAATATTTCCAAGCGTTGACTCCAGTTTGATTTGCTGGGTGCGAAGGCGTTCATTAAACGCCCTCTGCTTTTCCTCAGCCGCAGCCTTCTTTTCTTCAGCCGCAGCAGCAGCTGGGCCACCTTCAATAGGGCGAAGCGCACCAGACCGCGTATACTCGTAACCAGCAGGAGCCGTTGGCATCTTGGGCGTTTGCATCTCCTGAGCCAAGGCCAATGCCTGCGTATCGCGCAGAGTGGCCTGAGAGCGTGCATCCTCAATTTGAGCCTGCATTGATTGACGCTTGAGGTTCTCTTGCTGGAAAGCAGCACGAACATCATCCGTAGCGGCAGCAAGAGCACTCTGCTGAGCCACCGGATCAGACATACCCAAAAGACCATCAACAGCCTTACGACGCGCCTTCTCAGCTTCCTTCTCAGCCTTAACATCACGATTGGCCTGAGCGGCTTGCGAGAAGTTGATAAACGTCATTACGCCGCTTGGGCCAACAGAACGGACAGCAGCCTCAGCAGCAGCGCGGTCAAAGTTGCCAGACCCATCATCAAACATGGTGTAAGTGCCGGGGTCTTTCTTGAAGTTGGTTTCAAGGAAGCCAATCGTCTCGCCAATCTTCTTCTCTTCCTCCTTCTTCTGCTTGTAGTCGCGGATTGCGCTGCCAGCAGCCTGCCCCAAACTGGCAATGCCCTGTGCAATGGCCTGACTGCCAGCCATAGACCCCTGCATATAGGGGGTGTAGTTGATTGCGCCAAGACTGGCGTTAATGCCTGTTCCAAAGCGTGCCATGTTAGGAGTAGAGATAGTTGTTAATACGGGAGTCCATCCACTTACGGATCAGGTTCTTGATGCGCGGCTTGTTCTTAAGTCACGCAGCAAAGCCCTCTCCATGCTTGAAGTAGAGCTTCTTGAACCAAGACGGCGACTTCATTACGAGCCACTCACGGAACATCATCCAGCGCGGGTTGGTTTCGCCGTACACCTCGCGGGCTACCCAGCAATACTTACCAATGGCAGCACCACCAATCGCTCCCAAGCCTTGCATCAATCCACCCATAATAGCCCCCTGTGCTCCAACGCGAGCACCGTAGGTAGCAGCCTGATAGTTGCCAAGGTTGGCGTTCTGCTGAAGGGCGAGGTTGACACCAGCGTTCGGATCAAACACCTGACCACCCATGCTCTGCATCATGCCCGTAGCCAAGCCCTGCTGGTTCTGGCCCACGCCCAGCGCACCGGACGGACGACCAAGGACAACACTCATGGGGTCAAAGGCTGCGCCGTAAAGGCCAACCAACTGGCTCTGGAAGGCACGGTTAGCAGCCATCTCACCCTGTTGCGCCTGACCCAGCATACCAAGGTTAGCGATGTTCTGCTGCTGTTGAGCCGCTTGGAACGCACGGTTTTGCAGCCCCATATTGGTAAGCTGCTCAGCGTTAAACAGCCCCACTTGATTCTGCGCGGCTTGGTTAGCCAGAGCAGCACGCATAGCCACGTCCTGATTGGACAGTCTTCCCTGATTGGCGGCACCAGCCCCGAATTGCGCCGCAGCATTCTGGGCCTCAATGTTAGCCAGAGCCATCTGCTGTTGAGCCTGCTGGTTGGCAGCAGCCTGCTGGAGAAACGCCTGCTGGTTAGCCAGCGTAGCCTGATTCGCAGCACCCGCACCAAACTGAGCCGCCTCCTGAGCGGCTTGCATATTAGCCAAACCAAACTGGTTAGCCGCCGACTGATTGGAAAGTCCGTACTGACCAAGCAACGCCTGATTGGCCATATTGGCCTGCATTTGCGCTTGCTGGTTAGCGAGGGCGAATTGTGAAGCCTGCTGGGCGTTGAACTGTCCTGCCTGCATCCCAGCCTGCTGATTGGCTAGGGCAAAGCGAGCCTGCTGTTCAGCGTTAGCCATAGCCGCAGCGTTCTGCGCACCCGCACCAAACTGCGCTGCCTGATTACCAGCAGCCATGTTAGCCAGTCCAGTCTGGGAAAGGATGCCCTGATTAGCCAAAGCAAACTGCGCTGCGCGGTCAGCGTTCGCCATTGCAGCGGCATTCTGAGCCGTAGCACCGAATTGACCAGCTTGGTTGAGCGCGGCCATATTGGTCGAACCAGCCTGCATTTGAGCCTGCTGATTAGCCATTGCGAACTGACCAGAAAGCTGAGCGTTTGCCAAAGCCGCCTGATTAGCAGCCGCTGCTCCGAATTGAGCAGCCTCATTTCTGGCTCCAGCCGTAAAGCGAGATGCCTCGTTCCCAGCATTAGCCCCAAATTGCGCTGCCTGATTAAGGGCGGCTTGATCGGCTAAATTAAGCTGAAGCCCGGCACCTTGATTGGCTTGAGCGGCCTGCAACATCGCGGCCTGATTGGCCTGCTGGAGACCCAAGTCCTGACCGTACACGCCCGTAGCGAATCCACGGGAAGCACCAAGGTCAGCAAGGTAAGCCTGATTGAGAGCAGACGCCTGCTGGATGTCCTGAGCCTGACGCTCACGCACGGCACCCGCACGGGACATAGCTTCAGCAGCAATTGCCTGATTACTCATGTCCAAGCCACGGGCGGTAAACGCCTCACGGGTGGCCTGCTGAGCGTTGCGAAGCTCTTCTGGACTGAGTTGGCCCGTGGACGTAGCCATCTGAGCCGCACGCTGGCGGAAGGTCTCAGAGGCAGACGTGGGCGCAGCCTGCATAGCCTGCTGATAAAGCGACTGACCAAGCTGCCCCTGCTGAACCTGCTGTGCATTAATGTCTGCTACTCTTGCTGCACGTTCTGCGTTGTATCGTTCAGCCGTATAACCCTCTGCCGTATAGCCACGCGATTGAGCCTGTGGCGCAGCACCAAGAAGAGCCGCCTGCATCTGTGCAGCCTGATAGCCCTGCTGCTGAACAGTAGGAGCAGCCCCAAGAGTGGGCGCAGCGGCACGTTCAGCTTGGAAGCCCTGTTGCTGCACCAGCGGCACAGCCCCAGCCGACACAGCCTGCATCGTTGGAGCACCACCCAAAAGAGCAGCCTGAGCCTGCGGAGCAGCACCAGCCATCGTAGCCTGACCCTGAGCCGCTTGGAAGCCCTGCAAAGATACAGGCTGAGCAGCCGCCTGTTCGGTAGCAGTACCCGTAGTAGCCTGATAGCCTTGGAGGTCTACTTGGGGACCTTGGTCAATCGTATTGGCCGTAGCCTGCGCTACGCCAACATCGCCAAGTCGCTGTGCTCCGGTAATTGCGTTTTGCAGCCCACCGTAAAAGTCAGTCTTGCCGCCCATGCCCCGCGCAGCCTCAAGCTGAGCGAACATCTGGGGGTTGGCCTGCATAAGCGCAGAGAGGTAGCCTCCGCTCTGGCCCTGAAGGGCGCGGATGTCTGCATCGCGCTGAAGACGGTCAGCCGTTTCCTGAGCCTTAACAAGACCGGGAGTAACCTGACTGAGAATGTCAATTGCACCAGCTTGTCCCGGCTGTCCATCTTTGCCGGGAACGCCACGCAAATACTGCTCCATCTCTTGCAGATTGAGCTGCGTGTATTGCGGGCGGAACTGCTGCTCTGCGCCCAGCAGCTTTTCCTGCAACGCCGGATCGGCCATTGCATTGATGTAATCAAGTGCCGACTTACCCGGATCAATAGGAGTAGGGGCAGGAGGAGCGGCTGAAATCTTAGTTGAACCCATGATGTTTAAGTAAGTAAACGCGCAAGCCTTTCAAAGGCACTTGTATTGTACACCCTTAGTCTACCACTCTTGTCTCTACTCCTGCGCCATGCAATGTAAGGAAGTTTGACTGGGGCTTGGTCGCAAAACCATGTTACAGAGTTGTCCCCCACGGCGCAATGGACAAACCAACAGTTTGGCTTGGGCGGGTACAAGACATCCTCCCCCAACTCTAGCTGGATTGCCCTGCCCATAAGCAGCCTATCCGGTAGGCTAATTACCACCCCATGCTCCAGATAGAACGTCAGGTTCTTTTCAAAGCTCTCCCCGGCCTCAAGTGCAATCCTCTTGGCCTCGTAAATGGGCTTCATTAAGAAGCTTCTGTCACAGAGCGGAACGCTTGGGAAGCCTCAAGTTTCACCATTCGCAATTTGGGTCGGCCCTTGGTTGGCACGAACTTCATTTGCATCCCGTAGGCGCGGATGTTGCCAATACGGCCACGGACGGAGCTATCCTCCGCAATAGGAAGGTCTTCCCCCAGGCTCTGGGCTAGGGTGTACATTTCTGCCTCCTTGTCGATGTTCTCCGAAATCATCGTAATTTCGGCATCGCTAGGCTCTTGGTCGGAGGATTCGACGTGAACCTCGTAAGCATTGAAGCTCTTACGGCCAACATCTGCAAACGTGTACTGGCGAGTGGTTACTTCGGCCTCAATTGGATACGGTATAGAATCGCCACCGGGGCGGATGTAAATGTAGTCAAACGCATCGGGCCTATCGTCTATAACGTGTAAACCGCCAAAGCTGTTAACAGCATATAGCTTGTTCACCCCACCCGCTCCGCTGACAATCAGATTGGCAATGTTCCAGCCACTCTGGTCAATCAGGTCCATGCTCTCCCAACCTTGGTTTAGGAGGTTGTAAATCAGGATAGCGTTGTTGCTAGTGCTACCGTCAATCGGTACTGCAATCCAATAGCGATTGTCGTGGTAGACAGCTACGGCGTTGTGCGCGTAGTCTGGGTTAATCCGCTTGATAAGGGGATTGATGGGGTCAGACAATGGCAGTCCTGCGCCGCGAAGGTTGTACAAATCTTGAAACTGCGTAGCGTAGATACCGTTGTCAGACAGGAAAAATATCTTGTCGCCAATATTAACGACACTCTTTTGCGCTACCAGTCCTGCCTCGCGGGTGATTTCCTTGAGCGCGATGTCGTTCAGCGAGCCGCTCAGCCCCATCATCAGGTGGATGGAGTTGCGGTTGAAGATGACGGCATTATCCTCAGTAAACGGGTAAACATACTGAAGATAGTCAGCCACCCCGGCAGTTACCTTTAGCTGGTTGAGGATGCGGTCGTAGGTGTCCGAGTCGAAGATGTCGGACAGAAGGATCTCGTCGCGGATGTTGCGGCTAGTGATGGTTTCGCTGCCGCTGCTACCCGTGGTCGTGTAGTAGTAGGGGACAATTAGACGCCGCTGATGATATACACCCCACGGAGGCGCAGGCATATGCGTGAAGCCAAGCTGGGAAGGTTGCCTCTTAGCGTACACAACTTTATCGGAAGCATGGTCTTCAATAGCTGAATAAAATGTAAAGCTATTGGCGTTTGGAACAGTTGCTACCACATATCCACGACCCTCCGTTAAATTGGTATTTCCATTGTTGATAACATATGCCGTATCCCCCACAAGGAATCCATGTGCAGTCTCACTAACCGTTGTAACTCCATCGGTTGTAGACGTATTGTTGTTTGCATCCAAATAAGTAGTTGCTGCGTAGTCTCCATTAGCCACCTTCGTGAACGCTGGGGAGCCAGAGAAGCTACCGTTCCATTCTAGTGCCGTAGCTCCGTCGCGGAAGATAAACACCTTGTTAAATGCCTGAAGCATATTTACAGGCGTATTGATGGTAATGCCTGATGGATAGGCAATAACAGACGATGCGCCCGTATCCATATCAATGGCTAGGGCATTTTCGTATAGGGCAAGGATGATGTATTCCTTGTTGCTAGAGGCGGGATTTGAGAAAAGACAAGATCCCCAAGCTCCATTTCTTGACTCCTCCCTAACAATGGCTCCACCGGCCTTGGACGTACCGCTAACGGAATAAGTTTCACTTCCGGTAACTCCAACAATCTCGTAAGTAAATGTAGTGCTTCCGGTTACGGTTATGGTTTGATTGCCGTTTGGGTTAACCGTGCCGGGACCAACGTCTACAATTGCTACTGCATACGAAGAAGAAAACCCATGTGCGCTGGAGGTAGTAATAGTAACGGTTGTATTAGAGCGACTTGCGCTGCTAATCGTCACTTGAGGCCACAGATAAAACGGAAGGGTTAGGGCCGTATCTATCTCTCCAATTGTAGGACCAAACGTGTTTACGCCGGGACGCACCTGCCACGTCCCATCGACGTTCATGCGCCCATTGATAGACATGGCAAGTTCGCCAGCCTTCAATTGGTCGGGGCGTAGCCGATTACCAAACCGGGAAAAGCCAATGTCCGCATCCTCCGTGAGTTGATTGTCACGGGGACCAAAGTTGCTGTAACGAGGCATGACGGTAGTTTACACTATCCGCCCGCGAAATTACTTACAGGGCTTACGCTTACCAGCTTCGCACTTGCGCTTATTGCAATTCATTGATTTATACTCCCGTTCGTTTTCCATCATCTCTTCCGCCTGTTCAATAGCCTCTTCGGCCTGCTTCATGCGGCGATAGAGCATACGTTCTTGACGTTCGTTATTACGCTTATCCTTCATGGTTAACAGTCCCAAGCCCGCCGACTCCAATAGTTAGCGGAAAGTTTGTTGCTTTTGCCTTTGATGCCGCCGGAACGAGCACAGTAGCTCTTCTTGCGGGCAGGCTGGTTCTTCTTGATGCTCATGTTCGCATCCCCAAAGCGGACGATGCGCTCCTGCCCATTCTGGCAGGCTTTGACGACAAACTTCTTGCCGCCCTGCACGTCCCTGCGCGGGACATTACACTTCATTGACTGTTTGCTTATCGCCACTTGCTTTCCTTAATCAGCTTGATGAATTTTGCCGTGGTGTAAGCAATAGACACCAGCACCAGCACGAAGGCGGCAATTTCGTTAACATCGGTAAGGGTGATGGTTCCCACGGTGCCGCCAATTGTAACAGCCAACACCTTTACTGCATCGTTATCAAAAATCATTTACGAATGGTGTTAGTCATTCTGCTGCCAAACCACCAAGCTACGGAAGTTCCCGCCAGCATCATAAAGCTCTGAATTGCTTGGCCTTTGGTGTATTCGTCCTCAAGCAGAAAAAAGCTGGCGAATGATCCAAGCACTAGGCCGATGGTGAGGAAGGGGCGGGTGACGGCGCGGACGTTAGCTGCCCACGGTGCAACCTTCTCCGTCATGTCTGCGGCAGATGCCGACTGGGATGCCGCAAATGCGTTCCATGCTGCAAGTGCCTCAGCACTAGCAGCTTGCTTATCAAGCATATCTAGAGCAAACTTATTGTCCTGTTTCTTTTCAAAGATGCGAATGACGGATGTAGCAATGCTGCCAAACAACCCGAACAGACCGCCCGTACCAGCGTTAAAAAGTAGTTCCGTCCAAATGCTCATGTGACGTAGTTTGCCAAAACCGATCCTCTCCAACGAGTTCCACTATCGTCAGTCAAAAAAATGAAAACGTGTGTGCGGGCGGTAATTAACGTGGGCGCAATGTCGTTTGGCCATTTCACCGTAGCGGGCCAACTAATCGTTCCAGACGTGTTCTCCACCTCAAGGGCGAACGCATATGCGCCCGAGGGGGCGTTGCTGAAGGTGAAAGTGCTGTTGGCGTTAATCGTCTTGGTGAAGTAGTTGCCCAGCGAACAATCAATATCTAAGACGCTTACAGCCGTTACCGCACTCTTGTACTGCCCCGTGGTCTCAAGGCTCGTAAACTTGCCGGAAGAGGCCGTAGAAGAGCCAATAGGGCGTGGACTGGCAAACACCTGAGCAGCCGTGGTCTTGCGAAGGGCTACATCCGCTGCGCTATGCACCAGAATTGTATCAGCGTCAGCTAGTACCGTCTTGGCCGTTTGATCCGTAACGGCACCGGGGAGCAGTACGGCATCATCAACATGGTCGTTGAGATTGGTTGCCGATACGAGGTTCGACGGGGAGGTTGTCCCGTAGGTGGTGCCTTTTTGAATCTGGGCCATGACTTAGTATATCAGGGCTTTACGGGCCAGACGACGTTGTGCGGGAATCCAGCCTGGGCCGTGATGTCGCGGAGAGCCTGACGGTAGGTCGTCCACTCCACCTTGGCGGGGTTGTCCAAGGGGGTGTCATTAAGCTGGGTCCAGTCGCACTCGGTGAGCTTGGCATTGCGTTCGCGGCGCACCTGAGTTGCCTTCTGTTTATCAATCTCAGCCCTCTCTTCAGCCGTGTACTTAACCCACAACTTTACCTCAACCACTTCATTCGGGTTGATAACAAACATTGACCCCGAAAACTTCTCATTAACAGCACCCTCATCAATACGAACCGGAAGCCATCCAAGAGCACGAAGCTCGTTATTGCTTAGCCAGTTGAGGCCAGAAATGTTGCGCCAGCTATTCGGCAGGGCGCGAGGCCCGTCAACAATGGCGTTATTCTCTACCAGACAGTAGTTCATGTTCGTAGTTTAGGGCTTTGATTTCCTCAAAGGGGTGGGTCCAATCGCCATACTTCTGTTGACGGAACAGCCGCATAGAGTTGTAGTAGGGCGTTTTAGGGCCGGGTTCTGCATACAGATAATACCCCATTACTGGGATGACAACCCACGTTGGGACACCCATTGCCGCAGAAAGGTGGCTTACGGACGTACAGGACGAGATTACGAGGTCGCAAGTGCTGACGGCGGCTTGGGTATCGCCCCATGTATCAAGTGGCACCGTTTGCACCCAATCGGGCTTGTATTCCAAGTCTGCGTCTCGTTGCAGGCTAATGAACTCTACGTTGTCCCGCTTGACCGCATCGAAGAACAGGGGTGCCGGGAACAGCTTGTGGTGCTGGGCCTCAAACTGCTTGTTGCCAGACCAGCGCAGACCCACCCGCAGCTTCTTGGAATAGTAAAGGTCCGGAATCTTGTCGAGGTACGGGACGCCATAAATCATCTCCTTGGACAGATTCATGTATACCGGGGCTGACATAGCCGCCATCCAGCAGTCGTGATAGACGCCGTACTCTGCACCGTGCTGCACCACCGCTGAGCAGAGGTTGGCGTTGTTGACAAACCGCACCAACTCTGGAGAGCAGGAAATGATGATGTCGGCCACTCCCTGTTCGCGGACATTGCGGATGTAGCCTAGCTGCTGGATTTGGTCGCCCAGTCCTCCTTCAAGGTACATAAGCAGGGTGGCGCAGGGCTTGCCGTTCCACTCAGGCTGCGGCGTGTTGGGCGGGCTATTGCCAAACACTCCTACCTTGCGGCCACGGTAGAGCAGTTGATGGCCGAGGCGAAAGTTGCTATCATGTAGTTCGTACCACCCACGGTTGAAAGCTGCGCGGTCGTCGTTGGGACGTTGAATAGCCAGCTTGTCGGCAATGCGTCGGCCCTCCTTAAAGTCTCCCATTGTAGAGGCGGCTAGTTGGAGATCGAGGTCATCCACCTCTGGCTTGGTGCGCGGCTCGGGCAACCAAAACTCGGGCTGGCAGAACTGCGAGTAGTGGTGCTTGAGGACATCCTTGGGCGACTGATTGTGCTGCCGCTCCAGCTTAGGTTTAATGTCGTGCATCCCGACATACTTGTGGATCGCCTCATCGTCCTCCTTTACCGTCGAACCATCAATGTTGTTGAAGTCGTAGTCGAACGGTGGCAACTCAAGGAACTCATGGATGCGCTCTAGCTCGCGTTTGGGATTAGCAAGCAAGTCTTCGTACTCAACAAACAAAAAACAGCTTGGGTCGTAGCTATACCCAGAAGAAAGAACCTGATAGGAAGCACGCAAATGATCTGACAACTGGCCTTCCTGCATAAACTTATCTAAGTTCTGAGGCTTGGCCACTCTTACAAAAGAGGCCATGCAATCTGGTACAGATCTAACTGTGGCAACGATCTTTGGTTTGCGCCCAAGCACTTGCGTCATTGCGCCCATAATCAATGGGATGGGCCAACTTCGACTCTTGTCTATTACGATGGGCTTATTCGTATCGTAAAAGCTATGAGTCAAAGACTGCATAACCTTAGCCAGCTTTTCCCTTTGGGGATCAGCTTCATTGAGAAGCGAACTTTTATGCCAAGTTGTGGCAAGCCCATCTAACGCAATAACCAGTCCAGATGTCGTAGTGACGTGGACCTTGGGGTTCTGATTGAGAATTGCCGCTAAAACCGTAGAGCCAGAACGCGGCAGGCCAGATAGAAAATAAATCACAGCTTCAAGGCAATAGTGTGATTGTCTCCGCAGTCAACCACTTGCCAAGAAGAAAGTGCGCCAATTTGAACCGGAGAAGAACGACTCGTCGTGTCCCCAAGTCCTAGGTTTCCATAGGTGTTTCTACCCCAAGCCCAAATTGTGTTATCGGTTTTGATTGCAATAGTATGGGTGCCACCAGTAGCTACATACAACCAATTGGTTCCAGATCCAATCTGTACCGGGGAATTTCTTGTGGCTGTATCTCCTAGCCCGAGCTGGCCAAAGTTATTGTAGCCCCACGCCCACAAAGTTCCGTCAGTTTTGATGGCTAAAGTGTGCAACGCTCCTCTATGTGAAGAAACCTGACTCCATGTCGTAAGTGATCCAATTTGAACTGGAGAAGAATAGTTGGTATAGTTGTTTGATCCCACTCCACCATAGGTGTTTTCTCCCCAACCCCACAAGGTTCCATCTGTTTTGATGGCATGACTAGTGATGTTATTTGCAGATGCTTTGCTCCATGTTGTAAGAGAACCAACCTGTACTGGCGATGAATAATAAGTTAGATTGCTGGTACCAAGAATCCCGGTGGCGTTGTAGCCCCACGCCCACAAGGTTCCGTCGGTTTTGATGGCCAAAACATTGTAATTTCCGCACGAAGTTTTATCCCAATTGGTAAGTGATCCAATTTGAATTGGGGATGATTTTGCTACCGATGTTCCATCGCCAAGCTCTCCAAAGACGTTCCATCCCCATGCCCAAAGCGTTCTATCTGTTTTAATTGCACAATTAAAACCAAAACCAGAAGAGTTAGATAGCCAATTAGCTAGTGTTCCAATTTGAACAGGAGATGACAAATTTGTCGTGTTTCCATGTCCAAGCTGACCATATGTATTTTGGCCGCATGAGTATATTTTTTGAGAATTGTCTATAAATGTGCTGAAATACGAACCACCAGACACAGAAATCCAAGTTTTTAGCCCTCCGACTTGAATAGGGGAGGTATTGGTTTGCGTAGTTAAGTTATTCCCCAATTGGCCTTCTTGTCCTAGTCCCCAAGCCCAAAGCTCATAGCCACCAGTTTTTACGCCAGCAGCCCCCATTGCGAGTCGTAGAATGTTAGGGTCCATAATTAGTTAACGTAGTCGATAAGGGACGATCCACGCCAGCGGGTACCACCGTCATCGGTCACAAAGATAAAGATGTGAGTCTTTCCGGTGGTTAGAGTGGGTGCCGTATCTGCGGGCCACTTGACGCTAGTGGGCCAAGTGATGGCGCCAGACGTATGCGTTAGCTCAAGAGCAAAAGCATAAGCAACGCTAGAAGGAGCACTAGAAAACGTAAACGTGCTGTTGCCGTTGATGGTTTTCGTGAAGTAATTAGCCGTAGAACAATCAATGTCCAATGAAGGAACAGCCGTAATGACAGACCTAAACTGAGGCGTCCAAGCGGCGTCGGTGCCATTGGACATGAGGACATGACCATTAGCTGTGCCAGAGGCATTTACTTGATTGGCTGCAATTTTAGGACGCGACATAGGGTTACTTCCAGACTCCGCTTACTCCGTAATAAAGCGTTACTTGTTTCCACACTCCGCTAACGCCATAGTATAGCGTCACTTTCTTCCACACACCGCTAACTCCCAAATAAAGTTCGGTTTGAGTGGTTGCCTGTGGAGAAAGAAGAGTTGTTAGCATTTTAAGAAGCCTCTTCAGTTACTCGCGGAACATGGTCAATAAAAACTGAGGCCGAACTAATAAGAACGCCGGGAAAGCTAAGCGTGCTCATTTCGTCAGGGAATGTTACTACTTGGGTGCCAACGTACAGGTTGCCCTCAACCTCAAGGGATTCTTGGAATAGTACCATTTGCATTGATTCATCACGCAAAGAATAGGTCGCCCACGATGTCGCCCGCGCCAACGGCTGTGGTGTCTGCGTCGGCTGATCCCGTAACGGTGGTGAGTCCGATACCCGTGGTAAAAGCGATGCCGCCTTCAATCGAAAAGTCGCTGACGCTGTTCGGCGCAATGCCGATGGTGCGAACCACGCCAGTTCCCGCCGTCGGCGTCGTGGTCTGGTTGTGGAGCTTAACGTAACGCCATGCCGCGTTTGTGTTCGCAAGCGACCAGCCAAGCACGCGGCCTGCGCTGCCCTTGACGATGGTCGCGTTCGTGGTTGCAGCCGCGACGATGTGCGCTCCGGAAGCGGCACCCGTTGCATTCGCCCGGTACTGGATTCCCACGTCAC